TGTACCCCATACACTTTCTCTCGTTGTTCCTGGTGGAGCTATAATAGCACCAGCAGGAAGTTCGTCTCGTCTAAAAGACTGTCCGAATGACGAAACTCCCGGCGGCGGGAAGTAGGTATAATATCCGTCACCTACATCCATATAATACCCTTGTTGATATCTATTTGGACTTACTCCTTGGACTGATGGAGTAGTTACTCTAGGAACAGGCTGTGTAGATACAGGACGTATAGGAGCAATACCAGGAGTAGTAGGAAGATTAATAGGAGCACTAGTAATAGGTTGTTGTACGGGAACCTGTGGTAAAGGTGCTGTAAAAAGACCGCCTGTTTGAAACTGTGCCTGTTGATTAGCTCCTTCTTCTTCTGCCATAGCCATATCAGGTAAAGGAGTTGTATCTGGAATTTGTTCTTCATCAGGATTACCTACTAATCCCATCTGTTCTATTTGCTGTAGTCCCTGTTGTGCAAGTTGTAAAGTTTCTATGTAAAATTTTATACCATGAAAATTCACGGCATACTCAGGAATTACAAATTCACCAGGACTAATGGCGGCAGTCTCATCATCTCGTACTCCTTCTGCCGTAGAACCAAGAGGAATCTCATTTCCACTTACAGGGTCTATTTCATTTGGATCGGGTACAAGTCCTGAAAATTCCATTTGTTCTTCCATCATGTCAGCCATGTGCGTTTACCTCATCTCTTAATTGTTTTAACTTACGTAGTATTAATATAGCACCTTGTGCTCTATGTATACTCACTGCATCAATATTCTGCTCTAATCCAGACTGCTGTTGTACTACAAGCCAATCTAAATAGTTATTGAAGGCGTCCCACTGGCGCTTGTTGTTGACCAGTGTCTTGAGCTTGCTGAGTAGGTTGTTGTCCTGTTCCACTAAATTGTCCTTCTGCCGGGGTAGGTACGGCTCCTATGCCTATGTTTCCACCACCACCTCCTTGTAAATCATTGGGGCTTAATCCTTGAGCATTAGGTTGCTGCTGCTGTTGAGGTTGGGGTTGCCCTGGAGGAGGTGTAGGTTGCTGTTGCTGCAATATCTTAGCTTGTCGTAATGCTTCTTCTGGTGTGTTGCAAACTTTATCAGGATCAAGTCCCATTGAATTTGCAATCTCCCTAATAATAGTAGTGAATTTTGCAAAGGGAGCAAGCCCTGGATTAGATACAACCTGCAGAAATTGTAACAACCTCTGACTTCGTACTTCATTTGCCATAAGACTTTCTATACCACGAGCTTTAACTTCCAAGTCTCCTTTGATTTCAGAATCAAAATCAAATTGCATATTAAAACTAAAGAAGGATTCTCCTAAAGGACGCAATAGATAGTCATCAAAATTCTTAACTACAGTTTTTATACTGCCTGAAGCAGCACCCATAAGCATGGAAATACCAGCAGCAGTTCGTCCTGTTCCTGTTACTCCTGTTTGCCCATGAGCAAAACTAGGAAGACCCGTAGCTTCATCAGAAAGTTGACGGGCCTTATCAAATAATTGCATATTCTCATTACTTACATTAGGAAACTTAGTTCCAAAAATAGCTTGTCCTGGTGCACCACCCTGCCGCCTAAATATCTTACCAGGATAAACTTGTAAATCTTGCCCAGGAACAAGATTAGTTTCATCTACTTCTATAAGTAAATTACCACTTAGTACGGCGTTATCTACTGCCATACGCATGAAACCATTCATGAGTGTTTGCGTATCGTCCATGTTTTCTGCTAGTCCAATACCAAAGAAACTATAAGGATTTAGTTCATAGGGTACAGCATAGTATGGAATACGAGCAGGTTTAAAGGGATTAATAACTAAACGAAGAATGAAGTTATTACAAACCCAACAATTAACTTGTATCTGTTCTACATTTTTAAGTTCTTTAGGGATATCAATACCATACTCTTTAGCTACACTTGTTTCCATTAATCCCCAGTACTCTAGAACTTGGTATCTTTCAGGATGATCATTTAAATAATAGTCCTTTAAGTCATCTTCCCAGTACTCACTATTATATACTTCTCCCATTTCTATACAACGATTAATTGCTTCCTTACGAAAGAAGGGTCTACTCTTTAATTCTCTTAATTGTGATGTAGATAATTTATGCCGTTCTACAATATAGGAAGCATCGTCCATATTACTGGCATCAGGATCAGGATATAAATCCCAACAAGATACATGCTTAACTTGTGGAACAGTCTTTATATTTGGAGTGTATGTTCCATCTTCGTCCCAATTAGGATATTCTTTATCTACAGCAAATGGTCCCTTTATAATTCCTGTACCAAATAAAGAACATTCAAACGAAGCAGAACGAAGATGTTTACTAGCACCAGATTCTTCTAACTGATCCATAATCTTTTTTTCCATTTTCTTTGCTGCTACCATAGCAGGATGGAAAGTAGCAGCAGAGGGAGTAAGTCCTTCTCCTTCTACAAGACCGTCAATCTCAGAAAGTTTTTCTTCTAGCGGACCTAGTTTAAGTTTCTTTTCTTCTAAACTTGTTCGTGTTTCTCCTGCTTCCAGAGCTTGACCATCACCAGGAAATCCATAAGGACTTTGTTCTTCTGTTTCTTCTCCTTCTTCTGTTTGTTCTGGTGGAGTTTTAGGATCAAAATGTACTGATTCAGTTACCCCTTCTGGTAAAGTTGTAGGTTCGATACTAAGAGGAAACTTTTGCCTTGCAAATAAAACATCTGTAATTTGTCCATAAGCAGCAAGAACTTTTGTTTTAGTTATTTTAATAAATACACGAGATCGTTCTGCCTCTGTGAACTGAACATCTGGACCATACAAACCCCGATAATTACGATAGGACTGTAGCCACCTTTCTTCATCAAATCGCCGCCAATCTTTTGACCTCTTAAAGCGACCTTCAATAAAAGTAATTAAAGAAGCTAGTTCTGTATCCTTAGTATCATCATCCAAAACTACTGGATTTGAATCTTCAAAATTTGTATCTTCCATATTTTAATATCCAAAGGTTGCGTCAGAAGGTAAATATCTGTCTGCCATATTTTCCATAGTAAAATCAAATATTCCTCTACGTGGTCTACTCATAACTCCATATCGTAATGCATCATATAAATGATCTTCTGCTCTAGTATTTACATCTTCAGGATTTTTAGGATCAAGAGGAATGACAGGCAATTGAGAAACAAGATTAGTACAGTTATGAAAAACTACCATTCCTGGTGTATTATCTTCATCAAACTCTTCTTGAATTTGTAGCCTTCGATGTATTTCATTTTTTCCTGAGATTCTACTTCCAGCACTTCGATCACTTGGTCGCCATCTGCAGCCCTGTAAAATCATTTGCTCTGCAAGACTTGGCCCTGTATCTCCTCTACGATGCCAGCAAGAACTATCTAGAACACCATATAGTATTGTACCATCATCTTCTTCAAGATGCAATACTTTATTGGCTAAATCTTTTGCCAATACTTTAGATACATACAGTTCTCTATATATAATTAGTTGCCCATCGGGAGCAACACAAAACCAAAGAACAGCACTATAAGAACCATATCCATAATCACAAGCCCTGAACTTGGGCCAATTTTTTGGAATATCAAATGGTTCAGTGACATGTATTGTTCTATCAAATTCTGGAAACGCCGCACCTTCCGCTACATCCCAATTTCCTTCTAAGAGCCTCTTTCGCTGATTTTCCGGTAATGAAAGAAGCATCGTTTCATAGTCTCCACTTTCAGCTAAAAATGGATTATCGAATAATTTTGCCGGAATAAACTTTCTATCAAAAAGAGATTGTCCTTCTTTAGTATGTCCTTTTGGATATACCAATGTATTTCCATTGTCATCTGTAGCAGCAAAAGTTTTTCCTACAGGAGAAGGATCAACAAAGTATTTCTTTACCCATACATGTCCTGCACCACCAGGGTTTGTTGTAGCCCTCATATACACAGGCAAATCAGGTGCAGTAGACCTCAAACGAGAACGAAGATAATCCCACGCAAAGGCTGTGGGCCATTGCGTAAGTTCGTCAAAGCCTATCCAACAAAAGGACAATCCCTGGTAACGTAGTACGTCATCATCTCTATCTAGATATGACAGCCACAGCCTTCCGCCACTGGGAGAGGTCCACTGCATCTTTCGTTCCGACCATTTTATGCCGGGAATAATCTTGGGATATAGTTCTTGTGACTTCCAAACCAACTCCCTTAATTCTTCTGTAGTCCTACGTAATAATAAACCAGAAAATTGTGGATGTGCTAAGTAACGAAGAGGGTCTGCCAGCATTGCATAGCTTTTTCCTCCTCCTGCTGCCCCACCATATAGTACTTCTCTCTCTGAAGAAGCTAAAAAGTCTGTTTGTGGCCCCTCATTTGGTTTAAATAAAACATTGTGCTTTTCTTCAAATGATAAACCATTTAATTCTTTTACAACAACTTCAGGCTTAGGGGGCTGCTCTACTTTCTGCTTCTTTTTTCGCCCCCGTACGTCTGCTCTCAATTTCTTCAAGTTTTTGGAGGGTTTCTTCGTACTTTTTAAGCCATATTTTATATGTTGCTGCCTTACTCTTTCGTTGCCGTTCTTTTTGGATTCGCTTTCTAAGACCAATGTGGGAAATTTCTCTTCCTGTTCTGCCACTTAACCACCCCGCCACTTCTCTAAATGAATATTCTCTTAAATATTCTTTTGCTAACTCCAATGCTTCCAATTCTTCTATAATAGGAATTAAAAGCTTGTCATCTTCTTCATGTTCCTTGTATCCAAAAGGAATTGTTCTACTAATTCTTGGTATTTCCAACCATTCATTGTCATCTTTTAGCCCGACAGGATCGGGCATCTTAAAATAGCCCAAGTCACGCACGATCATTCTTTGGTGGCAGAAGCATAATACCATTAGGTGAAGATACTTCAACCTTATCTGTCTTTTGTATGCCAATACGGTCTAGAAGTTCTTTGGCGGCATTCAATCTATGTTGATTTCCTAGTTCAGAGGGCCTTTCTAGCACATTAATCATGGCTCTTGCTGCTCTTGGGGCATTCATAGCAAGATATTCCCTTGTAAGTTCAAGTACTTCGTCCTTTAAAGACCGTAAAACCTCTGAAGGGCTTGTAGTTTCACTATATCCTGCAAGTCTTTTTGCTTTGGTGTAGTCACCATCTGCTTCATCAAACAAAACTTGTAGAAATGTCTGCTGTTTTGTAGTAAGTTCTCTCACTTTCTTAAACTC